TCAAGTAACTTATTGTCAGCAGATGTTTTGGTTAATTTAACTGCTTTCTCTAATACTACAATGCAAATTTCAATTAATTTTTCTCCCAACTCTTCATCATCGGGAATCTTTTTCACGGCATCAGAAACAATCTTTGATGCGAATGGTAATAAAAATGACAACATTTTTCTGTAAAATACACTCCTACTATATATGTGACTTATTGTTTAGCTGATCTACGCCCAGCTCTACCACCCTTTAGTGCTGATGGTTTTAATACACCACCCATATCTCTACCCATTTTTCTGCTCATCATTTCAGTTCCTTTACCAACAACAGCACCACCCACCATTACTTTTCCCATATTCTTAGGATCTTGTATATACTTCATTGCTTTTGTCACAGATGGTGCGACTTTAGGCCCTACTTTTTTTCCAAATTGTGCTTTTTTGTCAGCAAATGATCCGACAACTGTAGGGTCTATACCTTTCGGTGTTTTTGGTTTAGGCCCTTTATACTTTACTATTGCAGACTTAGCACCTTTTGGTAGTAATACATTTTTTGACATACGAGCAGTTTGTTTAGCAGCCTTTGCAGTTCCCACCACTTTACTTGCCTTCTTCATATCTCTTGCAATATCCACAGCAGCAAGAGGAAGTGAAACGCCAGGAATTGCTTGACCAAATGATAAAGCTGCACCAGTTAAATCACCTTTTGCCAATCTGTATGCACCCTCAGCACCAGCAATCACACTACCCACGCCTGGAATTTGTTTTGATAATGCTCTTGCACCAGCCTTCTTCATAGTTTTCTTCATGGCTTGTTTTGCAGCCGCTTCACCAGTTTCTCTTCCAATGACTCTTACAGTAGATGCTCGTGGTTTAAGATATGATCTACTGCCTCGGTTGCCAGGCAACTTTGTAGGTTTTGGTGGCGTTGGTGGTGTGCCTTTCTTTGATCCAGTTGATTTAGATCGAGGAGTTGGAATAGGTTCAGCTGATCCAAAGTTACTATCTCCACCCATTGCTCCTAAGTTTCTTCTTCTTATAAGTTCTGGATTTTGACTTGGTGTTGGCACAGTCGAAGCAGTTTTTGGATTCTTAATCCTAGATTCAATATCAGAATCTATTTTTATATCAGTTTTTAAATCATCAAGTTTTTTTCGGAAACTTTTAAATTGTTGTTTTACCTTTGGAACATCTTCTAACGATCCAGTATCTTTTGGAATTGGTGTTCGTTTTGGAGGAGTTATTGGTTTTTCTGGTGATGGAGTTCCTAATCCAGTTGCTCTGGTTTCTCTCTTTTGAACTTTTTCTTTTCTGCCAGGAGCATTGAATCCAATGTCACCTGTGCCACCAGCATCTCTAATTCCTTGTCTTGCTTCTAAATCACTTTTTTTCAATTTATATGCATCCTGTCCAGCTGGAGAAGACTTATATGTTCCTCTTGCAATACTACCACTTGGTTTTTCGCCTGATGCACCAACCACTCTGGGAATACTTCGAGTCTTACCAGTCGATCTAGCTTTAATTTTTTTATCTAAACTATCTTTTTGTTTTTGAACTCTATCCTTTAATGGTTTTTGAACTGCTTGTTTCACACCTCTTTTCACTGAAGGTGTTGGTCTTCCCATTACTTTTCGATCACCAGCAATATCATCAAGAGCATCACTAGCTGCAGCTGCGGCCGCATCTGCTTTGTTCATGTATGTTGTTTTGACTGGGCCGCCTTTTGTTGTAGCACCTAATTTTATTTTTCCTTTTGGTTTATAGTCTTTTGCAGCTGGAGTTCCTTTTATAGATTTTTTAACTTTTTCTCCAACATCTTTTTCTACCTGTCTTCTCGCTGCCTCTTCTTCACTTGGAGGATTAAAAGGATCGTCAGCTCCTATGAATCTATCGATAGATCTAGATCTTTCATCTTTACCTTTATTATATTTTGCTTCGACAACATAACCACCAAAAGCCTCTGCAATCTTTGTGAGATCAAGTTCCTCTTTTTTAAATTTTAACAATCCATCGAGTTCCTTATTCATTTTTCTCAATCCCTTTATAGGATTAAGAGTAATTGCTGGTTCTGACTCTTTTTGTATTACATTAGAACCTTTGTATTTTGTAAGACCAACACCAGATGGGACTACTTTTTCTTCCTGATTTAAAAATTGTTTTTGTTTTTTATTAACAACAGACTTCGTTGATTTTTTCTCATCGTCAGACCCCTCTTTGTCAGGCATGACTATACAATTTGGGGACTTGGAGGATACCAGTCCCCCTTTTACTTTTTTACTTGTTCATTGAAATCTAGATCAATCCTCCACGCAGAGAATCCTTCTTTCACACGACCACGTTTTTTCGCAATTGCTTTATTGATTGCATCACGACGTTTCTTTAGATACTTATCAGTCTTATCTTTCTTACCATCATTGTTGATGTCACCATCTTCCTTACCAACAGGATCCATAGCCTCTTTAGCATGTACTACAACTGGTTTTGGTAATATATCGTCAAGAGGCCCTTTCTTTTTCTCAGGAACTCTTGTTGATAATATACTATCAAGAGGCCCTTTCTTTTTCTCAGGAACTCTTGGAGCAACAGCTTCCATCTTTACTCCCTTTGTTTTCTTTCCACGCTTTGCTTCGTGATCTGATCTTCTATCTTTTCTAATACCACCACCTAACTCAAGTGACCCATATGGATTACCATATCTCTTATCTCTAACAGTCGCTCTCTTGTATTCTGGTGTTTTCTCATCGACCTTTGCTTCACCCATGTATGCTGTCCCATCACCACCTGTCTTCATTCTTTTTGTTTGTTTTTCAACTTTCTTTGCAGAACCCTTTACAGTTTTACTGACTTCCTTAATAGAATCACTTAAACCTTCTGACATAGCTTTCTTTCTTTTCTTCTTTTCTTTTTCAATTCTTTTCAGCATGAATTTGTTAGATGGCATACTCTGATCCATCTTACTAAACTTATCATGTGCTGCATTAAGATCGTCATCAGACATACGACCCATCTTAGCGTCTTCAATTACATATCCTTCATCAACTTTTTTCTTTTTCTTTTTCTTCATATCCATGATAGCACCCTTACCATGTTTCTTTTCAATGTCAGCCTTCACCATGTCAAGTGCAGACTTACCCTTTCCATATTTTTTCTCTGCTTCTTTTTGAAGAACTGTTTTACCCTTTGTTTTTTTATCTGATCTCTGATAGTAAGATGATGCATCCTTTGTATCTTTTGATCTTATCTCACGACCAGACATTGCCATGCGATCTTTGTATCTATCATATTCTTCCTCTGAAATATATTCTTCACCAAGTAATTTTGATTTTGCCATTGCTTTAACTGCACTAGGCGCTGGTGATCCACCAAGTATTTGAATATATATTTTTTTCTTTTCTTCCTCAGAGGCACCAGGCTTGAGTTTTCCTTTTGCTTTGTATCTTACATCTGACGCTAATTGAGATGCTTGTTTTTCTACATCACTGTCACCAGCTGCATGTCCTCTCTTTTCTTCATAGACAGCAAAATATGCATCCATTAATGATTGATCTATTTTTCTAGACATTACTTAGCTCGTTTCTTTCTAGATTTATTTATAAAATTAAGGATGATAGGATTATATGTAAGTCTCTGAGTGTAATCTCTCAAGGCGTCTGTTCCAACTTCTCTTTGACTTGCAGGCACACCAGACACTTCAGTAAATTTTTCAGTGATATCTTTAATCCATGATTTAAACATCATGTTATCTTCAGTCACTGCGATGATATGATTTGCACCTGTCCGAATAATTTTACCAATCAATCCAGTATTATCATTCTCTACAATATCACCAACACGGAATATGTTTCCGTTCATATAATTTTCACGAAGACCTTTCCAATCAAACTTAGGAGCAATCTGCCACATTTCATTCTGTTGTCTTTTAATTTTCATTGCCTTCTGTATTGCAAAATATAAATTTCTTGCATTCTCATCCTTCATACTCTGTGGAATACCAGTTCTAAAAGTATCAAAATCATCATCTGCAGCAGCCTTTCTTAATTTAGAAGCCGACATTGCACTTACACCTTCCCCATCTGGATCACGATCACCAGCAGATACTACGTTAATACGATCAAACTTGTAGAGTTTATTATTATATTTGTTTGCTAGATTTTCAAATTCTTTTTGACGATCTTGTCCGACTACGATATTAACAGACTTTGCACCCCTTTCATTTGCACCTTTTAAAGCATCAAAGATTGTTCTTGTGTTTGGATTATTCATAATATGTTTCGCATGTTGCGGAAACATCTGTTGCATATATCCAATTTTGGTCTCTGGGTCTAAAGGATTTTTCTTCGGATCATTTGATCTTGATGGATAGATTTCATAATTACCACGACCAGCGACTTGTTTAACTTTATTTAAAAGTTTCTCGTGTCCAGTTGTGGGTGGATTAAAACGACCAAACGCCACTGTCATATCAGCCTCGTTGTCATTCTTTGGACTTTGATTGGCAACGGTCTGAGATGATACTGCTTCGTATATAAATTTTGTAAAACTCTTCATAGTTTAGGGGCGGGCATGGGATTACCTTTCTCCCAATTCTTATCTGCTGTAAAGTTTGCACGACTGAACTCTAAACGATCTACAAGTTTAAGAGCTCGACCTGAACGTATTGCAACGAATCCTTCAGGTGCAGTCACACGATAACCATCTGGTGTTCTTAAGAAAGTTCCAAACGTATTCACCTTTTGTAACTTACGAATCATAAAATTTTTCGCAGTCTGTAAATTCATATAAGATGCAACAGTCATGTATATTGACTGTTGGTTATCATTAATAAACTTGAGGCCTTTGTTCTTAAGCTCTAAGTATTTATCTTTTGTTGATTTCATCTTTTTCTTATCAATCTCTTTATCTAATGCGTTTGAAAAATATTGTGCAAAATCACTTGCAGTAGCACGAGCACCAATTAAACTTCTACCCTCACGAACATATCGATTAAAGAAAGTTTTGAACATGATATTCAAAGTAAATTTATTCATATCATTTGTTTTCATGAGATCAAGAAAACGAGAGGCTTGTTTTAAAGAACCCTCAGTTTTATTGACAAGATTTGTATAGGATGTTTTCTCGGCTCGTGTCATATTTGCTTCACCTGATGCGTTTCTAAAATCAGATGATGTAACAAATACATCTGAATTTCCTTGAATATTAATAGCTCCAAAACTAGCATTCATTGCATCTAAAGTTCGACCACTATATTGAGTGTGAAATACAATTCCAATTTTAGCATCATCTATCTTCTGTCCGATATCACTATCTTTTGGAACTGCATAGACAATTGTATTTGGTTGAAACGCAATGCAAGTTTCTCCGCCAATACTAGCTTCGTACTTATCATCTGTAAATAAAAGATCACCCTGCACTACATTTGGAATATTGAGTGTTGAAAAATATCTATATGATGCCTTTAATTTTTCTGAGAGTTGTCCTGGCGAATACATTCGATCTACATCTGATTCTGAATATATTATTTTTGGATCGACTTTATTAAAGACTGATTTTGTTCCTACAAAAAATTGATTGTTTTCTGGATTACGACCACAGATTATAGCAGGAGCTCCATCCCACTTAACTGTAATACGGGCATCTGACATACCCTGATCTAACATTTTTCCAAGAGAACGAAGAAAAGCGACTGCCTCTCTTCCGCCCTCAGAACCACCATTTAAAATATTATCCTCTAAATGTTCGAGATGAGTATTCTTCATTTTGATATCTGCACGCCACTACTACTTAAGAAAAAAGCCTTACCTTGAAGACCACCAAATCTAGTTCTAGCCACGATTGGTAAGGTAACATTTTTTGGCTTACCATTTAAAAATTTAAATGTCATATTCCATCCTTGACTAGTGCCATCATAAGTATCTTTAATATCAGTTATTCTACCAACATCTTCATTATATAATAATTCTTTTAAAGATTCATCGGAAGATACATTTTTTAATTGACTTGCACCCATTGGAGTTCCAATTAAAAGTTTATACGGACATGGTGTAAAAGTTTGAGTTGGATCACCATAAGTAAGTTTATACAAGGTTCTCAAAAAATAAACCATGTTTGTTGGATTTTTTAAATAATCAGCAAACTTTTTAATAAATTTATTTCTAAATGGATAATAAAAATCTTTTTGATTAAAACTAAGACCATCTAATCTAAAAAATTCAGACAATTCTCCAAAAGTTTTTTGTGATCCAGTTTCAGTATAAGCCTCATTATCAAACTCGTTCTCATAATAAAAATCAAGAGCCTCTTTAGCATTCTTTCCTTTTACAGTTTCCTTCGCTTCAAAGAATGCATCGTTTATAAGTTTTTGAACATTCATTAACTGATTAAAATCACCCATCTCTTTATAATAGGCGTTTATATTTGTATTAAATTTTGGTGTCTTGTCAGTTCCAGATGCTATTTTATTTGAGTATCCTTGAAGAAATCCATCATCAAATTCTATAACTGTATCTGATGGATTTGTTGGATTTACATTTTTTGGTTTGCTTTTTGGAACCCAATAAACTGTTTTTATTGATCTTCCTTTGATATCTCCCTGTATTGCTTTCGCATTATTTAAACCGATATTTATATCTCTCTCTGGCGTTTCATCTTCCTCAAGTAAATCGGCTAGTTGAGAAAAAGAAACTGGAGTGCCTTCACCTTTTATCACACCAGTATTACCTTTTTGTTGGCTTACATAATCAATCAGTTGATTTGGATTCATGAGAGGTTGAATTAAAAAATAAACACTCAGAAATTCATTTACATTAGAAGAAGCTGTTGCATTTTTTCTAGATACCATTCCATAATGAGATTGAACATGTATTTTTTGAGCTGTGGTTGCAACACCGAAAGGTAAATCTTTTTTTTGTTTATCAGTTATTTGAAATACTTTACCAGAAGCTGATGTCGCTTTATAGATAATCGATCCGTTTAATTGATTTGGTTCAACGTTTCTAAAAAGTATATCAGTGGCTTTAATATTTTTATATTCATCTCCTTGTTTTTTAAGAGCAGAAATTGTCCCATTTACAACAGTAGGAGATAAAACATAATATGGATTTTTTACGCCTTTCTGTTCATAGTAAGGAGTTATTCTCATGACTCATTAATTTTTTAAGTATTTATCCTCGATTTAAAAAATAATGATTTATAACTTCAATCTTCTCATGTGCATGTCCAATGGCATCTAATTCTTTTTCAATTGAACCCATAACATCATGATGTTCTGCGATTCCTACAGGTTGATTGAGATAGATCTCAACGTTCTGTTGATGCTTACAAATCAATCCCTGATAGTAATTGAGTTGTGATTTTAAAATTTGATCTCTTAGGTTAATCATAAGTCTCCTTCAGCACGATTTTCAGATTGATAAACATTAAACTCTCCGCCTGGATATCTCTTCTTCAACTTCTCTACGTTACCAGCAATCACTTCATCAAGTGGTATTTCGAGTGCCATGCACGCCTGCATCACATACCACATAACGTCACCCAACTCAATAGTAAGATGTTTTCGATTGTCGTCGTTCCAAGGCTTACCTTGGAAAACCATCTTCTTAACGATCTCCATAAATTCACCACCTTCAGCATTAATACCAACAGCAGCAGTAAGAAGCCTGTGAATATTGGAACCTTCTCCATCAAGATATTCAAGAGCATCAAGGAAAGATTTATAATCCTTACTGGGATTGGATGTGACACCATCCACGAAATCAGCGTATTTATTGAGATCAACTTTCTTGGTCATTAGAATTTAAACTCTGCAAATTTTTTAGTTGTTTTATC